ATATCGAAAGAGACTGGTGTAAGCCTTAACTATATCGCCTACGGAATGCTGACAGAGGACGAAGAAGAGTCCGCACTCAACGAGAAGATGATGTTTAACGTGCTTCTTAACTTGGTAAACCAAGTTAGTCGTGAGGTTGAAGATCTTAGAGCGAAAGTAGGTGTCAATGATGCCAAGGGGAGCCTCTCCGCTAAGCGCTCAATTGACAGGCTGCGCAAAGATATTGTTGATGCCGTTGATAGCGGTGTAGATGTGGATTCTCTTGCTCCTGAGTCACTAGGCTAAAGAACACATAGAGTTGTTATTTGATTTATTAAACGAAGAATCAAAACGTCGTAATAGCAACCTAGATTCAATGCTAGAACCAACGCAACCCAAAGAATCAAAATGAGACCATAAGCCGCTATTAGAGCATGCGGCTTTTTGACACCGCCTTCCATCAACCACAATGAGAAATAGAAATGAAGAACAACGTCATTAACATCACTGAACTGTATTCATCGATTCGAACGTTATTCATTCGAAAAATGCCCTACACGTTGACTCCATCAGAGATTGTACAAGATTTTCTGCAAGGCTATGCAGGAACGTCGGTCCAGCAACAAGAGGCGAATATAAAACTTTATATCGACAAAATTGTTTGCAGTGGAGATGGTATTGATTATGTGAAAAACCATCAATTCGATGTATTTGGTGCTCCTATGCAGGTCATAAAATTCAGAACGGCATTGTCGTTTGAAGGTGAACCAGAACAGTGCCGCTCCCTTTGTAAGGACGTTGACGCTATGGTTAAATGGTTGTTGCAAGAAGAGTACATTGTGGAATGTGGTCCAAACAATAAAACCGAATACCGAATGACGTTTAAATTCAGCGATAGAACATCATTTCAATAAGTCTCCTGTAAAATAGCCTCCGGCGCATCGAGCACTTCTTACTCGGTGCGTTTTTTTATTTGCCTCCGCCTAAGTACACAACCTAGAGCTACCCTAATCAGCAGCAAGACTGGCGCAGGGAAAGCCAGCGTCAGTTGCAAGCCAACTGCTTTATGATTTACTGGCACTTCAGTTGCGCACGCGACTTAGGAAAAATATGACTAAATGGTATGTTGAAAAAGGAAGACCCCAGCACTGGAATGCTGAGGTCTATTAGTGGCAAACCAACCCAAAGGAGGCTTACATGACTATGCAGCTAGTAATTGCGTTACTTAGCTTAGTCGTAGCGTTGCTGCAAGTGCTTGAGCTATTTATGTAATAGCATTTCACGTCGCACAAGTCCCATATAGCACTATGGGACTTTTTATATCCGCAGTCGCACAGATATCGTATATATCATATTCGGTGTTACCGACATTTTAAAGCACCCCTTGGCCAGCATAGACACTGAAGACTATGCTGCAGCATAGCGCAAAACTGCCTCTCCATCTTCGACTCTTCTGCTGGCAGAGCTGGTGCATGCGTGACTCCTCCAGGATAGAAAGCTGTGACTGACCTGGCTACAAAAACCGTGACAACCGCCTACTTCCCTAAATATACATTTACGCTAGTTGGGAGCTATTCCTAACTACTATAAACGTGCCTATATGTCAGTGGAGGTGGCGCTAGAATCCCCCAACTATCGTCGACTGGCCGCATCGTTCGCGGTCGGTTTCGTGGTTATCCGGGTCTGGCAGGACGAGGCCTGTTTTTCTTCTCTTGGCATGGGCGAATACCAACCGCGCCGCTCTACTTCTGGTGACTCCTTTGCCTCTGCGAGCGGCTTTGTGCCTCGGTCGCGCACGCGCTCCCTTTTCCCTGCGGGGCTTTTTCTGGCGACAGATTGTCTCTCTGCCGCCGTCTGCTTTTCCGAACTACAGGCATAAAAAAACCAAGCACTTAGGCTTGGCTTTTCTTTCGATTTCTCTACTGGCTCTACGCACATAATACGCACCATGTGACTGGACTTTTTAATCTTTCCTGATCCAAGAAGAAATCATTAAAACAGTACCAACAAAGGCCATTGGCCAAACGAAAAAGTTAATAAAAACAAGAATAAAATCAGTCATATCTAACTCTCATGTTATGCAGCACAGCGCCAAACTCCGTGAACGCTTTACTGACTGTGGTATTTGGGCTTAGCAGGACGAGGTGTATTTTATGCCTTTGGACATGGGCAGATAGAAACCGCGCCAGTCAGATTCACCGAGACACTAGCCGTTTTCGTGTGGCTTGGTGCCTCGGTCGCAGGCTTGCTCCCTTATCCCTTCGGGAATAATTCAGAGAACGACTTCTACCTTACGAAAGCCTATGTTGTGAGCAGATTCCACAGCTGCATCGATAGACTTAAATAGGCGGTCACCGCCTCGCTGAGCCTGAACAATATGCTTATCAATCAGCAAGATATAACCAGTGCCCATTGGAGCCCTTACAATCTGAGCTTTCTTAAGAGAACCCGCATCAAACAACAATCTCAAATCTTTAATTTGCATAATCAAATCTCCTTTTTGATTATTATCATATCTCAAATTTGATTTGTCAATTTGTAGTTTTGATTTCCTTGGCCGAAGCTCATAAGCTGAACGTTGGAACCGCATTTAACGGACTATCCGGCTTATCTTGTTTTTGCTCTGGGTCCATACACGTTAGTATCCTGGTCACATCATGCCATGCTACCTCATAGACACAATCGGCCAGAACCGTGAACGTGTAACCGATTTGCTGCAACTCAGTTTGATCAAACGTGAATCTCAACTCTTTGTCAGCGTACACGGCCACGTAAATCCGGTAAAACGTCAGGTCTCTGTTTAACTCGCCCGTGTATCTGGTGCGGCTGCTGTAGGCAATCTGCTTTGAGTATCCAGTCACGAACATCTGGAAGTTATCCAGCGGACCAAAATCACCGGCACTCTTTTTCTTTTTGACGCTATCTCTTGGCTGGCCGTCAGGAACGGAAGCTGTGTTAGCAGCTGGCGCAGGCGTAACAGTTTCAACCTTATCACCCTTGCTAAGCGCAAACGCAAATATCGAAAGCCCCAAAGGAACCAAGAGCGCAGCACCAAGAAACGGCCAACGCTTCCAGATAGGTTTGATGTCGTTTGCCATGACTTCGGCCACTGAACCTTTGCTCTGGGTATGGCTCTGGTAAGCTGGAAAATAAACAGACTTGTACTTTCGCTGCTCCTCGTTGACAACCTCAGTGGTCGCGCCGATACGCACCTTTTTTGTATAGGTCTTATCACTACCGAAAGCCGTATTCTTTGCGCAATAGTATGTCATTTCAATCATGGCCTTGACGTCACGGTGTATCTTGCGCAAATCCTGAGTGAGCAAGATGATGTCTAAGCCGTAGTGACCATGGAGTGAGTAAAACTCTAGGATAGCAGCATCAAGGTTACGGTTAGGCAGAACCATGTGAGCCTCATCGATGACATACAGCGGCCCCCTATTCTGCTCATCACGCCACTCATCCTGATAGTGTTCAAACTTGGAGAACGGACGGTCCAACTTGCCGAACTCGTTGAGCTTACCGTCGACAACCTGAATCAGACTTTTAACCTCTGGGCCAAAGAGTTTGACGAACCAGTCAATGTTAAGCGTTACGTTGGTAATGACCTTACGGCCAGCTTTGACAGCCGGAATGATATGATACACAACCGACTCGTAAGATTTGCCGCTACGTGGACGGCCAACAATCGCATATATCATGAGCCTAATCTCGTAAACGGTATCAGTTGGAGAATCATCCGGATGACAATGGCACTGGTAATAATCCCCAAACACTGAGGCAAGCCGACCATTGAGAGCGTCCATGACACTTCGGGAGGGATGCCAGTCAAATACTGGCCGAGGTCGATAGGTTCAAACAACGCGAGAACCTGAGTGATAGCGTATCGGCTCAGAGACATAATCTCACTGAAAAGCCAAACCGGAATATCGTATAGCATCTGCATGATGCTGTAATAAAGGTTATATATTGAGTTAACAATATCAATATATACGGTCTTAATCCATTCCCACATATTAACCTCCAAATACCAGTTTGCGGCATAGCCAAACAGTCGTGAACATAAAAGCGAAACGAATAAATCCGAATACCCAACTCAAATCTAAATAATCCGTGAAGCACGAAGTACCAAACATCCAAAGCGTTAGACAGAAACTTGGTGCGGCTGAATTAGATAAGTCTAAGCCACCAAAAATGTTATTTACCGAGGCGGTTACCGCATCAGTAAGTTGTCCAAATTGCTCATCAAAGACGCCTCTGAATCCGTCTGGATAGTTCGGCTCATACCAGCCCTTACAGAACGTGTACTGTGGATTGCTGAAACAAGTGCCCTGCCGCAAGCCTTCCCCGTCAATGTTTGCAAGGCCGTCGATAGCGTCACCAATACCGGATAAGTCGTCAGCCATACCGTCGAGTGTCTCACCCATACCGGATACGGATTCCTTAATATCGCCAACATCGGTAGCCATACCGTCAACGGACTCTTTCAAATCGCCAACGGTATTATTTAAGCTGTCAACTTTACCACCCAATTTATTAATGGCGTTGGTATTCACATTAACTGCCGTAGTCACATCACGGTTAAGCTGAGTAATTAACGCCTTGTTGTTATCGCCTATTTTAATGGTGGTTTCTTCAAGCTGAGTAAGCTGGGATTTAATACCCTCGTTGGATGCGTTAAGTAATTTAAGCTCGTTTTCAATCTTGGTGTTAGACGAATTAATATCAATGTTGAGGTCATTGAGGGCCTTATTTACATCCCTGTTCATGTTCACGATTGCGTCAGTGGCCTCACCTGTTTCTGGCGGTGTCACTTCCGGAGCTGGGTCTACTGGGTCAGGCGTTGAAGGGTCAATGTCAGGGTTCGCCACGTTACCGCCAGAATCAACCGGACTAGTCGGGTCATCTGGGTCATGCACTGGGTTTTCATCACCGGGCTCTGGCGTCGGTTCGTTAGGGTCAGTTTGACCGGGAGGCCTAGGAGTGGCACAAGTCGAATCAGTACAAATGGAACTCTCACCAGAACCTGAGCATTCAGAGCCAGTCAACGTGGCATCACTATAACAAGTACCATTAAGGCACGTAGTCGTGCCAGAAATCTGAGACGCACAGCCGTAGCTACTGCAATAGTAAGAACCCGTCATCTGACTACCATAAGCGGACTGATTCCAGTTCATATGAACAACTTCACCACGGTCACGGAGAATTTCACAGCGTGACGGAGGAGCTTCACACTTACCTTCTGAGTTAGGCTCAGTCCCCTCAGGACAACTAGCGCCACTAGTGACGTTAAAAGAAAACTGACTACGCTTACCATCACGGATTCCATAAAAAGAAGCGGTGTTAATATAAGCGTCGTAAGTAATGTTATCGACTTCCAACAAGCAGGGCTTGATAAGGGCGTGGTTAAACTTGGGATTTTCATCAAAAACATAACCCTCACAAAAGTAATCGACCTTAAAGGCGGCAAAGGAATAAAAAGGAGTAAGCGAAAAGAATAAAAATAAAATCAAGCGTTTATAAATAGGCATGACAAATACCTCAGACAAAAAAAGGGGCCGAAGCCCCTTGTTTATTGAAAGTTCTGAGCGGCTATAAATCCCGACATGCCACCCAGAAGACACCATATGATTAACTGAAGGTCATGAAGGGCAATTAACACGCTCAGCCAACCTTATGCCTTGTTAACAGCACGTTTGCCAAGGCTGATGCCTTTAAACGCCATTGCGATACCGATGATAGTTACACCTGCACCGCCAACGAATGTAGCTACTGTGCTCAAATCTACTGCTGCAAAAATATCTGCCATGATGTTTTCCTCTATAAGAGATTGATTATTTTCCTAGCCACTTTGACGGCGTAGGTACTGAGATAGCCAACTGTGAATACAGCTGCGAAGCCGAAACCAAACGCTTCCGTGATTTCGGCACCTGTGACCTGCGTGTAACTCATCATTAGGTCATAGTCCTGAACCGTGACGGCCACATAGCCGTTGGTGCAGTCCTCAAGCTGGACGTCAGGAACGACGGCCAGAAAACCTTCTGAGTTGGGGAGCATACAAACAGGCATACAGATTCCTTTTCAAAAAAGGCCGAGCGCAAGAGAGAGTTAGAGCGCCCGACCGTGAAACTTACTTAGTCTTTTCTTGCTCAGGGTTATCGAACAAGCTACGAATAACCTTGAAGTCACACACCAAGTTACGGCGCGGGTCTTCTGGGTCTGGCTCGTACTGGAACTCAACCAGTGCAGGACACATGGTTGTTTCGAACTTAGCCAAAAGCTGAGGGCTAGGAACGAATTGAAGCTCAACCGTCTCGATGCCAAAAGCAATCTGAGAGCCCTTTTCGTTCTCCCAAGGCTTAAGAGCTTTGCCCGCGAACAAGCGGCCAATTTCGTACTGTTTACCTGATGATTTGCCGACACCTTTTGAGTAAGTGCCGCCTGTTAGAATGTGACGAACTGCCATGCTAATTCTCCATTATCTCTTTGACTAAATGCCTGTATGAATCGGGCAAACTGAGCGTGTCATCGTGAAGCTCCTTAGACACGAGCAACCCAAAGACCTTATCCAAATCGCCGTCGAGGTACTTAGCGATATCCGCTAAGGTGCGCCCCACTTGACGACGAGCCCAACGAATGCGCCCGTGCATATCGAGCGCAACTTGTTTCTTTTTTGTGACCACCTTGACTGGTGAAGACGACACGATTGAAGCGCTGTAAGCGCAGATACCAGCAAAGTTACCGCTGATATCAAGTAGCACATCAATCGGCATATCTTTCAGCTCACACTCACTGCGAAACCAGAACATAGGCAAAGCAAGCTGAGCGGCCTTGTTATAGATACGCCAGTAAATCCGAGACTTGCGATTGCCAACCTCGAAAGATTCATTAATGACTTTGCCGGAAGGCTCAGCGAAAAAGCGTTCACCAGCACTAGGGCCGCATCCCCTATCAGATGTGCGAAACGCATCATCCGCATAGGCTTTCTTAGCGTATTCGCGGCCAAACAAACCGTGAAAATCATCGACAGCAAGGTCGATTCGAGACAAACGGCCACAATCAAGCAATTGCAACCACCAATGCAGGCGAAACGCTGAAGTGTGTTCGAAAAGATGCTTGCACCCTAACCCCTCAATCTGGAAATAACAGGTGCCACGGTTGCCACCAAGCGCGACAAAACCAACGTGTTTATTGGAGTGCTTTGTCATTAAATGGCAGGAATCGTCATAGCCGTACAACCCCTTTTCACGCCATGCAGACATGCGAAGGCCGAGAACGTGGAGGCAAAAAACTTGCAAACGCTCCATCATGGCTACGTTCCACTGCTGCTTATACGACGTGATTAACTTCTCTTTTTGCTCAGGCGTACGGGCCATGCGATAGCTAGCCTTAGGGAGTGGAGCCCAAGCAACAGACGAAAGGTCTGATTTGTGAGCGTGACGCAACGATGAGTAAGGAATGGTAAAAGACAGGTAATCAACGAAGACAAACGGACTCGCCTCAGTATCGATTTGCAACTCCTCAGGTGTGAACACTTGTTTTTTCATTCGAAAGCCTGCCAACTTAGAATCTAAATAATTATTTTATGCGCTGAAACTAATTTCTTAGATTCTAATTGTCAATACTTTTTAGATTCTAAGCTTATAATAT